AATCAAAATATTGAATATATTTTTGAAATTCTTTATGAAGACTTTCTTCTTGAATTTCGTTTAAATTATCATTTTTGAATTTTATTTTAATAATATTTCCTTCAGAATCTTTATTAATTACTTCGTCACAAATTTCGTCTAACGCATCTGATACTTCCGAGAAAGCAGCAATGATTCTATAGTCACGTATACGTGCTGGTTTATCCTTTTGGATATTAGCATACATGATTTCAGAAAATCTAGAATCTTTTTGAATAGCACCGACACCGGCATTATTATAATCACTATTTTGTGATACAGAATGTCTAGATAAAGCCTCTGCTCTTCTTGAGCCTACTTCTTCGAAATACTTAAATTTTGGATTTAACTTATCTGATGCGTCTAAAACATTATAACCAGAATACGGCAACTTTGATGAAATATAATTCATCAAGTCTCTGCCAAATGTTGAAGAACGACCATCATCTGAAGAACTCATTTCCACTATTTATCATCTTCTTTATGATTTTAACCGTGGCTAGCATTACCATTATAAATGACATCACCCACTATTGGTGTGTATACTTTATTATTAGCTGATGATGTAAATGTAATACCAGCAAATGTAGCGTCGATAGTTTTTGGATCTTCCCATTCAAAATTATCTAAGTCAACTACTGGCCTTAAAGTATGCTCTAAAACAATTACATCTGTTGTATCATCTGGCAATAGTGTAGCTGGAATTGTTTTATTAAGGTCTCCATACCAGTTCGCTAAATCATACCAATCATTATTGAGCAGTGAGAAGAAGTATTTGCCTGTTACATCTACGATAGGTGGGGGCGGCAATGAAGGCGGCGGCAATAGTAGACTGCTGGGTGCATCACCTATGTTCATATCATATCTGAATTTTTGCCAACCTGCTCTATTAGCAACTATGATATTAAATGTTCCATTACTAATCAATTCGGGTAAATTTAATTCGATGGTATAATTGTTTAAAATTTTATAACATGATAATGGAAGGTTATATGCACTTACGGGCGGATAATAATCAAAATTTAAAACAGTAAGTGTAGATGGTAAAATAGTTGCCGAAGAAGACAATAAAACATTTGTTGTGTGGTCGTAATTATTACCTAGAAGCATGAATGGGTAATCTGCTTCTTCTTTTTGGAATACGAAATCACTATCTATTAGAGTACCATGGAAGAATATTGAAGTACAAGCAGGTGCTGCGGAAAATTCTATAGTTCTGGTATTGTGTTTTTCTGGCAGTTGAATATTATCTGCATTGGCTGTATAAAAATTATCACATTCTAATAGTGCTGAAGAGAAATCAGTTTTGATAAAAAATATATTTTGTTGTTTGGGTGTTTCTTTAGGAAATAACCACCCCTTAATAGTAAAGGTAGTCGAAGCTTCAATTCTGTATTTGTCTGACTTAGTTGTATCAGTAGGATAAGACATGGACATATCACCAGACCAAATAACTTGTGATCTAATTTCTTGAGGAGTTGCTGCCCCCATGATATCTGGTATTTTCCAAGCTATAACAACATACGGATTAGAATAAGGAATAAAATTAGATAATATTTGATCCATGTCTGTCTGATACTCTGTCAAAATTGACATAGAAATTCCAATATCAACAGGAACAGGCATGTTAATATGCGCATGTGTTTTACCCGGCTTCAAGTCAGCATAGTGATCACTTTCATCAAATCCATAAAGCTTCGAAAAAACTCTGTTTTCATCCCTACTTATTCCTGTGACATTAACTGCAATAACAGGCAATGTCATATTTTGTGCCTTATTAACTAGGTCAAATAATACTCTTTCTTTCGGAGAATAAACATATCTTACTTTAACATTTGATCTTGCACTACGATTTTTATCATATCGATTTATAACTACATCATCAAAAGCAGCTATAAATTGCGATATGATATCACGTATCTCAAAATGAAATGTCTGTATTTCCACACATATATTTAATTGAACCGCTTCAAGAAGTACTTCGGTAGTCTTGTTTTGTTCTGAATAACAGCATCAACAATACATCCGTCCAAAACATAAGTGACACAATAGTCATCAACAGACCTTACACCTCTTCCACACGCTTGGATGAGATTATTAAGCATCTTATTGACATACCATTGACCATCTTCCTTGAAGAGTCGTTTGATTCTTTCATCTCCTAAAGGCATATATGCAGCTTTAACAAGAATCTGAAATCTAGCTAGATCATCTTTCAAGTCTACACCATAAGTCAATGATGGTGATACTAAAATGGTTGGTGACGGATCTTCCAAATGTTGTTTGAGGATTTGTTCATTTGTCATGCCGTCACCACGAAAGATGAATCTGGGATCATTAATATTATTTCTCAAATAATTAGTAATTTCCATAGTATGTGTATGGATTACACCCTTAACATCTTTATGTTGATCACAAAGATTTTTAATTTGCTTTGCGATATATGGAAGTGATGTTTTTAGATTTTTATAATTCAATTTAACCTTACCAGTACAAAAGATAGGTGCTTTCTTTGGTGAGAAAGTTGAATCTACTTCAATGTATTCATAATCTGTAATGCCCAAGGTCTTTGCAAAATGCTTATGATCAATAATTGTCGCAGACATCAATAAAATCTTCTCACCGAATTTGAATACATGCTGTGATAGCTTATCTACCCTCAAAGGTTTCAATGTAATTGCTTCATTGGTCTTTTCTAAGATATATTCACAATCATCCCACGTATCAATAGTACTCTTAAGAGACATATGCAAATTTGTAAATAACGATAATTTCTGTCTATCAGCTAGTGCAATATTAGATTTCTTTTTCTTTAAAGACTCTCTTAACGCATCTACCTCTTCACTCAGGTCACCAACAAAATTTTCTAACCAAGAACGAAACTTTGTATAATTATTAATTGGAATAGATGTAATTGAAATATTCATCTTCTTGAGAATCTTAAAATTTAATTCTCTCGAAAATCTTTTAACTAATTCATCTTCCAATTCAGAAGCTTCATCACAAATGAGATAATCGCGCTTCTTTACATGATCGGGCAATGAAAGAAACATACTGTAATTCAGTACACCAAATTGTGATACTAATGTTTCATTTCTTGCATTATAATATGGGCACTTATTAGCAACTTGGCATTCATGCTTTAAATCTGAATTGAAAATACAAGGGGCAATATCAACAGTAAATTTCGGATCAATAGCACATACATGATTTGATTTTCCCTTCAATACTTTTGAATCATTAAATAGCATTGCATATTGATCCTGCAATGTTTTAGTAATGGTCAAAGCAATAGCACCGAAAGAAGACATATCTGCGCAATTATCTGGATCAAGATATTTTCCAAATTGATCCATTGAAAATGCCTGATTGCTATTAATGGAATTGATATATTCTGCTGTTGAAACAGAACTGCTATTGGCTAATGTTTTTGAAAGAAAAGATTTGCCCGATCCTGTAGGAGCACAACAAATAACAAACTTCTTTCCTGATTCAAATGCTCTTTCAATACGAGGAATGATTTCCGATTGTTGTTGGAGGGGCTCATATCCATCAGGAAAAAATGACATCAAATTCATAATGTCATTTTATAGGGTTTCTAAAAGAGGTCACTCACCAACAATATAAACTACATTGTCGTAAATTTTTGCGTTAGTCTTAGGTGTTATTGATTTTAATTTAAAATACAAATGATCGCAGTTGTGAGCTATCTCATTTAGAGAATAATTCATCTCAGCAGTTAATCCTTTTGTTTCACTAAAAAAAGGATAAGGTAGTTCAAATTTTTTTTGTTCGTTGTTTACCCTTAACATAAAGGTAATGTAAAAATCTTTAATTGTAAATAGCAATAATTTTCCCTTTTTGATGGACTTGCTATTACAAATAAAATTCACATCTCTTTGTAAAAAATTGTTTAAATTATTTTCGAGTGTCGTAATCATGTATTCATGAAGTTAATTTTTTGTGATGTAGACATGATATAAATGTTTTCATTGAAGTATTTCCAGAATTCATCATTTGCAGGTAGCTTCTGAATAACTGTACAATTATCTACATTTATACATCTATAATCTTGCATTAGGATATCCCAAGTAATAATTATATTTTCTGATTTTGGATTGAATTTAGGATATTGTGTTGGTGCTTGATATCCTAATATTACTTGTCCATTATATGAATTAAGAAGTTCAGATGAATTAGTGCATAACATTCTTCTAGTAGAAGAAGAACCTGCTTTCGGTGTTCTTCTTAGAAAACGAACATCTAATACATTACTCAATAATAAACTTCTTAATTCATCAAAACCAGCCATATATTAGATTTTTTTGCAAATACCGAAAAGTCTTTCTTCGTTTAAGAACATTCCTTTCTTTACCTTACCATAACCTTCAATTTCTAGATTAGCAACTGATGCTCCCTTATCATTAGGAAACACCACAATATCATTGACTTTACAATATTTTACACTCGGGCCAGTCAAGACAACCTTAGCCTTTCTCCATGCCTTGGTTACTGCATTAGTGGGAATGAAGAGACCATTTCGTTGGATAGCAGATCCTTGGGCATCTTCTACTTCATCGATCATTTCTACTAAAACAATATCCGCAAAAAGAAATGATAGTTTATATTCATCTAAACCAAAAAAGCCTCCAGAATGACCATCGAGGTCAATGAGGCTTTTTGAGTTTTTTAAATTATCTAGCTCTGTTGGTAATTCAGCTGGCATGTTATTAATTATGCCAGATTTTTATAAGTCAACTTAATGCAAACGAATGGCTTCAACCATATCTCTCTCTGTAATGTCACCGGATACAAATGATTGGAATTTGCCTTTTAGTGGTTCGGGTAGCATTTCTAAAAATTTTACCTCTAGCTTTTTCTTTAATGATTCGTCTCTTGTATTATTATATTTTTTGAATTCATCAAATAATGCTTTCTTATTACCGGATAATTGGTGAGATAAAGGTTTAGATGAAACTAATGGTAATATTTTTTGTGTCTTAAAGACCATCCTCAAGAATTCTAAGAAGCCATCTTTTACAACTGGTCTATTCATCTCAGATTGATTCAATCCTCTTTCTATAGCACCTACTTCTAAAGCTTTGTCAATACGATCGCTATATACTGCATCTCTATAATCTTGTTTTGCGGATAATCTATCAGCTTCAAATCTCTTTTTATCCCAAGGGATAAAAACACTTCTTATAGCTGCTATGACACCATCTTGTAATGAAAATAGTTGTTCTTTTGCTTCGTCTTCTTTATCTTTTGAAATATTCCTAACCTCAATTTTCTTTTGAAAATAACTCTTTAAAATTTCTTGCAATCCTGTTATGCCTTTATCAGAATCTTCAAATGATTTTACGATATCTTTAAAAAGACCAATCATTTGATAATACGGATCCTGTTCTAAGCTTTCTGTTAGAACAGGTAAAAATAGGTCATTTAAATGAGAAACTAACGAATCAAATTTCATGTCAGTATTTATTATGACATGAAACTATTTTTATATAATTCTATTTCTCTTTTTGAAATTTGATATTTTTGTGCTAATAGACTATCAATGTCTAATGTTTCTTTCTTTTCTGTTTTATCTTCTTTTATCTTTTTAATATATTCAATTCTTTTCCTTTTAAATTTAGGAAAAATATGATATAAGAAATTATATTGATCTTCTTTTGAAGTTAACGTCGGCCAGTACCTGTTGGTGGTTTCGTTAATAATTTCAGCAGAAACGTCGCTATACATAGAAATCCACCGATTACACATAAAAACGTTGAATTGTCCTTCTTCATACCTTATATCTTCTATGTATCTCTTATCAAAGAGGATTGAATTGATATAATCAAAAATAGTTGCTTCCATTACAGGATTACTTTTGTAGTAGCAATTTGGATATCGCGAACAGTATGGTAAAATACAGCTTCAACATCCTTCATAAATCCTTGTGCTTGTTCGTCTGTCAATTTTGTTGAATATGCAAAATTAGGTGCAGCCTTACCAGCATCAATATTAATTCCTGTGTGTCCAATAGCTACACCATTGGTTGAATAAGTAATAGAAACAGATGCTTTGCCTTTTGTTTGTTCTTTCCCATCTGAACCGATGAAAGTATCATGAACAATTAAATCATCTCCTCTCAATTCAATTGGTTTATTGATATATCGAATTGAAAGAATATTTGCAATTTGTGTATTGAATAATCTTTGAAAAGCTACTGCGCCGAATGGACATAGGTTTGGAATCTCCCAAACAAAATTAATTGCATCGTTACTATAAATGTAATCTTTAGCTAAGAGATCTTCTTGATCAATCAGATTTGTGGTTACATTCATAGCCCCACGAAAACAAATTAAATCTCCGATGGGTGAAACATTCTTTCTCAAGAATTCATATGCAAATCGCTTGTGGATGAGATCGCCGTTGTATGTTGTGTTTTGATCTAGAATCATAATTTATTATGATATGATGATTTAATAAATCAATATTATATTGATGATGTCATTTGCATTGCTTGTTTACATATGTCCGGGCAACCGAACAAGAAATTGGTTCTATCTCCATATCACCAATTTTTTATATTTTTTTTTTATAAAATTAGGTTATTTTCAAAATTCAATATCGTATTAACGTAATTTTTATCTTTTTTATTGCATTCGATATAATTAAACAGTGGCTATAGCCATATGCACTCAATGTGAATTCAATTAGATGTCAACTAAAATACATGAAATCTGCTGTATGTAGAATATCTTGTAAGAAAATTCGAAAATAACCTTTACTTCTAGCAATTCAGAAAGTCCCATTTTGGATTTGTTATGGATTGAGAGATTGCAAAAACTCTAGCTATATATTGAAGAACAAAAAGCAAATAACTCAACTGAAGGTTTTAATATTGGATATGAATGATTTAGTATTTGGTAACTGACAGAGCATTATATATTTACAAGGTTATATTTGATTGGTTAATTTTAAAAAAAAAATAATCTTTAAATTTGCAATTATACTCGTAGTACTTAAGTATTGTTAATATGAATTATGATCTTTCTCATTTAACACAAAGCAAAGAACAAGATGTATGGGGGCCAGTACAAGATGATGAAGCTCTTTTGTTGTTTGCAACCATTAAAGTTATGAAAATCAATACTGTTTTTGAAATAGGGGGGCTGAATGGTTATTCAGCAACTAACTTTTTAAAAGCTGTTGGTTTAAACGGAAAAGTATTCACATGTGATATAAATCCGATAGAAAAAATAGCTGATAACCACATCGTAATACACAAAGATGTATATAACTTAACTGCAGAAGATTTGCATAATACTCAAATTGATTTAATATTTTTCGATTGTCACGAGTACGAGGCTCAATTAACCGCATTTAATAAATTGTTAGAAATGTCTTTATTTAAAGACAAGGGAGTTATAGCATTGCATGATACTAACACCCACCCCCCCTTTCCATCAAACTTTCATAGACTAAACCAAGGTAAACTCACCCCGCAAGGTTATGTGCATCAACCAGCAGAGAGACAGCTAGTTAACTACTTCGCGGAATTGGGATATCATGCTTTGTGTTTTCATACAAATATAGAAGATCACAACGAGCAGCTGCCTTTTAGACACGGAATTACTTTAATGAAGAAATTTGAACCATTGCTTGTTTAATGGTAACCCACATATCTAGATATTTGTAAGTAGCTAATCGGCCAAGAAAAATAGTTCTGTTTTCCCGATCAGCCAGTTCTTTATATTTTTTATAAATTTCGGGACCATTTCCGAATGAAATAGGATAAAAAGGCATACCTTTTCCATCATACTGATGTGAGTATTCTTTAGTAATGACAGTATACGGTTCTTTTTGATCTAAGAAATAGCTATGATCATATATTCTGGTAAATTTATTAGTTTTATTACACTGATTAACAGCATGATGTATTAGTCTATTTGGTGTTATTTCGTGTTCAAATGTAAGTGTTCTATAAGGTAAAGCTCCATATACATTTTCAAAATAATCGTCTATTTTACCTGTATATATTGTTAGATCTGCTTTAACTGCCTTCCATTCATTGGAATTAACCCCCAAATGAACTTTAATTCCTTCCAACATATTATTCATCATTGCCGTATAACCTTTTGATGGAATTCCTTGATATCTTTCTCCTTCATACCAAGTTGGAGATGTTATATTTTTAAGTACTGGTACTCGGGAAATAATACTATTAGAAATTTGTTCAAAGGGAACTCCCCATTGTTTTTCAGAATAATCTTTGTAAATTAAATCTATAATTTCTTTAGTAGATAATTCTCTTCCTATTTCACTCACAGTAGTTAATGAATAAGGTAAACTAATAAGAAAGGGAAAATGGTCCGTTTGGGCCTTGGGGCAATACCTAAAAGACGTAAAATCTGTGTATTGATTCAGAAAAGACCAAACTTTTTCATCATTAGTATGAAAAATATGAGGTCCATAATTGTGAACTAATACACCATTGAGATTACTATCATAGCAATTGCCCCCAATATGATTTCTAGTTTCGAATATTTCTACAGAGTACCCTCTTTGTTTTAGCAAGATAGCAGCTATTATTCCTGAGAGACCACAACCAACTATTTTAACTTTCATTTTCTATATTGTTTCGTTTGACCCGAATCGGATTTAAGTTTGTATAAATTTAAATGAAAAAAATATCTTGCAATTCTTTTTTGTAAATTTTTCATCCAACAAAAAGTATCTAATAACTTAATTTTTTTTTTAATTTTGGTAATTATGTATATCAAATGAATTATATATACGGTAATCAATTAAGCTGTCTTTTATAAGATTTTTTATGATTCATTGGTGCCGCGAAAACAAATTACGTCGCCTATAGGTGAAACATTCTTTCTCAAGAATTCATATACAAATTGCTTGCGGGTGACATCGCCGTTGTATGTTGCGTTTTGATATAGAATCATAATTCATTATCATATGATAATATAAAAAAATTTCAAGCAATTGAAATTATGAAAAAATAAATTGCCAAAGTCTTTCCAAACACCATGGTGTTTGTTCATTGGTATAATGCATATCAAATAATTCACGATAATATTCTTTGCTATGTTGTAAAATACAATTACGTGAAACAATGAATTGCGCACCTGCACAAAAATCCCATTCATTAGGTATATTTATTAATTTCGAAAAATTACTTGTTTTTAATCCGGGATGATGTTTGCAATTATCTTTTATTGTGTCACAAATTCTGATGCCTAAAGGTAAAAAATTTGTTTTATAATCAAAATTATTAATATGGTTTATGATGTTAGGTGAGTGATCAAACGGATTGCCTTGCATGAAACAAGTATATTCATCCAAGTAATCATAATAATTTATTATATACCAAAGGTAACTATGTGACTCACGACCTATATTTTCCAAAACAATATTTGTGTAAGGATCTAATTCATTTGTTTTATTGATTACAATAACATTATGTTTATAATTCAGAAAATTAATCCACGAAGTATTTTCTTTGTACTTTGCAACTACTATAGTCATAATATGTTTATCTATATTCTATATGCATCGGTAAAGATAAATTATTTCAAAGCTGCCGTATGACAATGAAAAGCTATGATGCGAAGTTATACAAATTTTGATGTTCATTTCTTGTTCCATTTACTAATAAAGACTTCATGTTGGCCCGATGTCATTTGATGTTTATTTGTTTCAAGTAGATGGTGTGATCCAGACACCATATGATATACTCTAGAGTTGCAAACTAAAGCATGCTTAAACTGATGCTGCTTGATAGTTTCTGCATAATCATTGTCTTGATACCAGAATGCAAATTTTTCATCAAATAGATTGCATGTAGATATAACATCACGATGTACAACCAAACACCAACCGGTGATCTCAAATGATGTCCTATACCCGTAGTATGATTCTGCATCCGGAGATAACCCACGATTGGGATGCCAATTAGGCTCATAAGGGGCAAGTGATTTAACATCTTCATGTTGTTGATGGAATTTCATCAAATTGCTAAACCAATATTGTGTAAATATCAAATCATTATTACATAATGCCACCCACTCATTTGTACAATGCTTTAACCCCTCGTTTAAAAATTTATTATAATTAAATTCTGTTTTGGGTATGACTACATTGCATCCGTGATATACAAATCCGTCGTGCAAAAGATCTGCATTAGTTTCGACAACTTTGATATCAAAATTAAAATTCGTTTCAGAACATTTCAATGTATTAATTGCCCGCTGAGTCATACCATAAAGACTCAAATCTTTTGTATTTGATAAAAAAATTACATCAATGTTTTGCATAATCAGTATGTATTTTTTTTAATTTCGCAGTTACTGCATCTAAAGAGGTATCTGGTATAGATACGGGTGATAATCCATGTTTAGAAATAAAATATTTTGCTCCATTAGTAATATTTTCTCTCCATGTTGATTGTGGTCTAATGGTAGAATTGACTTCACTACATGCCAATTCATCAATATATTCACTGCTATTTTTTATGTCAGGCCACCACCAATATGAAGGCAAGTATCCTGTTTTTACAATTCTATATGAATGTTCAACATGCTCCCAAGCATTTATAAATGTTTCATCATTAAGTCCGACATTTTCAAGAACATCCCGTGTGTAATAACAAAAGGCACCCACACAATGTTGATTCATTGCAATTTTCATATTATTGCCATAATCAAATATATATCGGGGGTTGGGTATACCGTTTTTCTTATTTGCCGGGCCATGATATCCATACATCATATGTTTAATACCTGTTGTATTTGATGCATCAATATATGCATCAAATACATTATTATTTTTTATAATGATATCATCCTCTATCAAGAAGATATGGTCACATCCTTTTTCTAAGAGAAATTTAAACGCACTATTTTTACTTTTACCTACACCTTGGTTTTTTTCGTGTTGAATTAAAGGTGCATTTACGGATTTGTACGGTGTTCCATCATTTACGACAATTAAATTATCGATTTTTTTACTATCAATTGAATTTAAACATTGATCAAAAAAATCTGGTCTATTGTATGTAATAATACCTACTCCTATTTTTGACATATATTTATTAATTCCTTTTATTGTAAAAATCAATAGTCTTTTTTAGACCGTCAATAAAATTTGTTTTAGGTAACCAATTCAATTCATTATTGATCTTACAAAAATCAATAGCATATCTAAAGTCGTGGCCTTTGCGGTCTTCCACATACTCAATATATTGATCGGGGTTTTTTTCCATTAAATTGCATAGTGTCTTTGCAATAGAGAGATTACTTTTTTCTGTGTCACCCCCTACATTATAGGTTTCCCCATTTTTGCCTTTATTAAGAATAAGCCAAATAGCTTCGCAATGATCATCGACATAAAGCCAATCTCTAATATTGACACCAGATCCATAAATTGGAATTTTTTTATCATTATAGAGGTTTGTAATAATTTTGGGTATTAATTTTTCAATGTGTTGATTGGGCCCGTAATTATTTGAACAATTTGAAATAGTAGTATTCAAACCAAATGTATGGTGATATGCATTTACTAGATGATCAGAAGCTGCCTTTGAAGCTGAATAAGGTGAACGTGGGTCATATGGTGTATTTTCCTTGAAATAACCTATAGATCCCAAAGATCCATAGACTTCATCTGTTGATACGTGATGAAATCTCTCTAATTTTCCATAATCTCTTGCTGCTTCTAATAACGAGAAAGTACCATTGATATTTGTTTTAATAAAGCTATTGGGTGATTTAATACTATTGTCTACATGACTTTCAGCTGCAAAATGAACAATATGTGTGATATTAAAATCGTTTAATAAAGTTTTAATTTGTTCAGTTTCATTGATATCCCATTGATAATTAATTATTTTTTTATTTTCAATGAGATTATTTTTGTCAGCGGCGTATGTTGCACAATCTACATTTACAATTCTTTTTACAGATTCATTTTTTGCGATATAATTAATAAAATTACTGCCTATAAATCCGTAGCCACCCGTAACTAAAATATTCATATATTATATTAATTTTCGTGTAAATAAAATCAATGGCTATTAAAAAAGATGATATTAATATTCTTGATTTGCCCGTAGTAGAAAATGTAGCTGCAGGTGATTATTTGGTTTTAGAAACACCTGACGGTACTTCTATTATTGATTATGAGAATTTTATCATCGGCCCCGAAAATACTACGCTTTCAGTAACTGTATCTACTATAGCTAGTGATGTAGTAACCATTAATGAAAATTTACTTAATACCATTGATACACTTTCGACAGAAATTTATGATAATTTTAAACAGGTGTATATAGGTTCTTCTACATTGACTATTGATTCGGGACATACTGCTACTTCTTATCTTGATCCGATACCTCCAAAAGAATTAGAATTTTTAGAAGATAAAGATTTTATTATTATACCTGCTAATGAAGCTGCTTGCTTATATCCATGTTATATATCAGATATTGTGAATACAGATGCTGGATGGGGGACATTTTCTGTATATGCGCCGTTCAAGAAAAATAATTCTACAATACAAGGTGATGTAACAAGTAAATTAAGAAGTAAGGGATTAACCTTAGGGGGTATTAGTAATTATTGGCTACAAACATCAAACAGTGGCATAGTAACTGGAATTGATTGGAATGGATTTAACGAAGCATTGAATTCATTTATAATAGACAATTACTCAACAACAAGTCAAGGCGTGCAACAAGATAATCCATTCAATGTTGCACAAGACACTGTTGATATAACAGCAGATCAATTAGACGAAAAACCTACTTATATTATAAAAGTTGTTAAGACTTACTAAT